CGTTGGGGTGCGTTTTTCACGAGATGCTGACGGGTCGTCCGCCGTTCAGGCAGGGCGACGTGCTGCAACGGCACCTGACGGAGCAGCCGGCTCCGATGCCGGGCGTCTCGCGGATGCTGAACCGGGCGGTGCTGGCGTGCCTGGCGAAGGACGCTAAGGCACAGCCGCAGTCGGCTGAGGATCTGGCGGCGTGGATACTGGAACCCGAAGATCTTACGGTCAAGACTGTGCGAAGGGGCGGGAACAGGGCGATCTGGTGGGCTGCGGGATTGCTGGCATTGGCCAGCGCTGCCTTTGCGGTCTATGAGTGGCCTGCGAGCAAGAGGCCTGTCGTCGGGACGGCGGAATCGTCTCCGGGGGCCTTTCCGGCGCAACCGCCCGTCCAGCCGACGCCGCTGCCTCATCCAGAAGTTATCCAAACGCCCGTTGTGGTCCCGGCGCCTCAGAAACTGGAGAAACGCCGGAGGGAGAAGCCGCAGGAGGCGAAGAAGCAGGTCACGCTGCCCGCCGTGAAAAGGCCCAGGCAGCAGCCCGACCGGCCATCCCAGAACGCGCAACTGGCGGCGCAACAAGCCCTGCAGGAGCAGGCGGAACAGCGACTGCGCGCAAAACAATTTGTCGATCAGGGCAATGCGCTGGCAGCGAGATACGATTGGCCGGGGGCGATGGCGGCGTATGCCAAAGCCAAAAACTTGGACCAGGCCAACCAGTCCGCCCGTCAGGGTTACGAAACGGCGGCGAAGCGCCGGCGCGTGGAGTGCTCGCTGGCACACACGTGTCCAGGTGAGCCGTGACTCTGTCCGCGCCTTCGCCGCCCTGAACTTAAACGACGGGTATGCGTTGTTTGCGGGCATAAACGAGCATTTTCCGGTCGCGAGTTAGCAATCGGGCCCGCAATCCTAATTGCTGTGGCGACGATGATCCGATCGGCAGGGTCGCCGTGAAACGAACCGGGAAGACGCGTGCTGTCTATCGCAATTGCGGGCGTCAGTGGCGCCAGTACGAGTCCTGTGGTGGCAAGAGCCTAGGAAAAACCCATTGGTCGCACGGCAGATGGGTTGAACTCGACCTTTAGATTCGAGAAGAGCCAGTTCCCAGACGGAGATTACCGAGAGAGAAGTCTCCCGGCGATCGCGGCGGTCTGAATGGCGCGACGCGCTGCCGATCCGATTCCGATCTCATCGCCCGCCTGAAGCCAGATCCTTAGTGGGTATCCAGCAGGAGCGGCGCAGCACTTTCATTCGTCGGCATCCCGCTTCTCGCCTGTGGGAGCGACGATATCCCACAGTTGGTGATGGTCCTTCATGCGTCCGAAAATCCGCGGGATGTCGTCATCCGTGGGGACCAGACAGGCTACGGGCTTTCCGCGCTTTGTGATGACAATTTCCTTCCGGCTTTGATGGACTTCGTCGATACCATGGCCATCTTAGCCCAGGCGAGGTTAGGAATAACGTCACTTTGCCAGCGGCGTGATGGGAGTCCGCGCCGCGCGAAAGCTCGGCGGCGGGGCCGAGGCCCCGACCGTACAAGGTGCGCAGGCAAGGTCGTAAGTAATGTTGATAAACTGGCGTCGGTATGAGATTCGGAACGCTTGCGTTGGGTTTGATTTTTGCCTTGTCGATAACGGCGGCTGAGCGCGGGGAAGAAATTAAGCTGTGGCCGGGGGGCGCGCCGGGGTCGGAGGGGATTACGGCGGAGGAGGTTTCGAAGCCGTCGGTGAATCCGGCTTATGGCAAGCTGCCGGGGCAGTTCACGGTGTCGCATTATCCGTCGATCTATGTGTTCCTGCCCCCGAAGGAGAAGGCCACGGGTGCGGCGATGGTGGTGGCGCCGGGCGGCGGGCATACGCAACTCGTGATGGAGAAGGAAGGCTGGGAAGTCGCAGACTGGCTGAACGCGCATGGGATCGCGGCGTTTGTGCTGAAGTACCGGCTGGCTAAGGCTCCGGGCGTGAAGTATACGCTGCCCGGTGAGGTTTATGCGGACGCGGCGCGGTCGGTGCGGCTGGTGCGGAGCCGGGCCAAGGAGTGGGGCGTCGATCCGGCGCGGATCGGGTTTATAGGGTTTTCGGCGGGTGGCGAAGTGGCCGGGATGATCGAGACGAAGTTCGACGCGGGGAAGCCGGATGCGGCGGATCCGATTGAACGCGTGAGTTCGCGGCCGGATTTCAATGTCCTGGTGTATCCGTTCTACAGGCCGGGGTCGGTGCCGGCGAGGGGCGCGGGCGATGCGGGCGGCACGATTACGATTGCTCCGAACGCGGAGTTCCCGGTGTCGAAGGACGATCCCCCGGTGTTTATGGTTTGCGCGGACGACGATCCGTCGCATGTGGCGCCGACGGCCAAGTTCTATCTGGAACTGGAGGCGGCGCATGTTCCCGCAGAGATGCACATCTACACGTACGGAACGCACGGGTTTGGTTTGCGGCCTACGAAACGGCCCGGCGCACCGGTGGAAAGCTGGCCGGATCGTTTGAAGGACTGGCTGGCCGACCGCAGCATTTCGAAGCAGTAAGTCTGTATTTCCCCGTAAGTTATACCTGCCAAAAGAGTTAGCCTGCCTTGTCGGAATTGGCGCGGAACTGTCCAAACGCCGGTCACAAATATTATTGAACTCTATTTCCTTTTAAATCAGTAAGTTCCCCGTTTTTCAGTTTTTGTTTTGCCGCTCCCGCAGATATCTTTTGTGCAGGAAGAACGAGTGCGCCGAAAAACACAGAAGAGCGGAGAGAACGGAATGCAGCCGGCACGGGAGCGGCTGCTGATCCGGGCGATTACGGCCGGGGCCGGGCGCATTCGGGAACAGCGGCTGAAGATCGCCGATTTTGTCCGCATGTGCGAGTTGCGGAATCTGGTTGCGCTGGCGGGCCCGCGGATGGTGCTTGCTTATTGGGTGACCGCGTGAGGAACGAACGGTGCGAGCGCAGGATTTTGTACGAGCCGTTGAGGAGTCAGAGGAAGTTTCATGAGTCGGCGGCGAGGTTTAAGGGCTTTTCAGGACCGATCGGTTCGGGTAAAAGTCAGGCACTGTGTCAGGAAGCGATCCGGCTGAGTTACCGGAATCCTGGACGTACAGGGTTGATTGGAGCGCCGACGTATCCGATGTTGAAGGACTCGACATTGGCGTCGCTGACGGAGTGTTTGTACGAAAACGATTTGCCTTTCGAGTTGTTTAAGGCCGAGAACACCATCGTGATGACGGATACGGGGTCGAAGATCCTGTTGCGGGCGGTAGACGAGTACGAGCGGCTGCGCGGGACAAATCTGGCATGGTTTGGCGTGGATGAGCTGACGTATACGCAGGAGGGTGCGTGGTCTCGGCTGGAAGGACGGCTGAGAGACCCGAAGGCGTCGAGGTTGTGCGGGTTCGCGGTCTGGACGCCGAAGGGATTCGACTGGGTGTACCGGAAGTTTATCCAGTATCCGGTGGAGGGGTTTGAGACGGTGCTGGCCGCTCCTTTCGAGAATCGGTTTTTGCTGGAGCAGGTGCCAGACTTTTATGAGCGGTTGAAAGGCAGTTATGACGAGAATTTTTTTCGCCAGGAAGTAATGGGCGATTACCTGAACGCGAAGGGCGGCCTTGTGTATCAGCCGTTCCTGAGAAGCGCGAATGTAAGGCGGGTGGATGTGGATACCTATAGCCCGATTTACTGGGCGGTGGATTTCAATGTGGACCCGATGTGTTCGGTGGTGGCGCAGGCACGGGGCGGCGAGTATCACGTGCTGGATGAGATCGTGTTGCGGCGCGCATCGACCCAGCAGGCTTGCGAGGAGTTTCAGAAGCGCTTTGGATTACCGGCCGCGGGGCTGGTGGTGTACGGCGATGCGTCGGGCGCCGCGATGAAAACGTCGGGATATTCGGATTACGGAATTATTCGCGAGTATTTCCGGTCGCGGTCGGCTAAGGTGTTGTACCGGATACCGAGCGCGAATCCGGCGGTGCGTGAGCGCGTATGCGCAGTGAACGCGAAGCTGAGAAATGCGGCGGGAGAGATCCGGTTGTATGTGGATCCGAAGTGTAAGGAGTTGATCGCGGATCTTGAGCAGGTCTCCTACTTGGAAGATTCGACGCAGATCGACAAGGACAAGGACAGGCGGCGCACGCATTTGTCGGACGCGCTGGGGTATTTGATCTGGCAGGAGAGCCGGGGAACGGTTGGAGAAAAAGGAGTGCGGTTGTTTTGAGGACACTTATGAATTCACCTATAGAGCAGGAACATCCCGATTACGCGTTGAACGCGCGAATGTGGAAGCGATATCAGGATCTTTACGCGGGCGGCGAGCGATTCCGGCTATGCGCGGCGGAGTATCTGATTCCGCGGCAGAAAGAGCCGGCCGACGTTTATCGCGAACGTCTGGCACGCGTTTTCTACGAGAACTATATCGGGTCGATCGTCGATTGGTATATGGCGACCCTTGTCCGCGAGCAACCGCTTATCGACATAGGCGGCCCGAATGAGACCGGCAGAGCTTTCTTTACCCGGTTTATTAGCAACTGCGATTTGCAGGGCACAAACCTGACACAGTTCTACCGGCAGGTGCTTACTGAGACGCTCGTATGCGGCAAGGCGTTTGTGGTTGCCGACTTCCCGAAGATTTCGGGGCCAGCGCTGACGCGGGCCGAAGAAGACGCTTCCGGACGCAGCAGTGCGTATCTGGTGAGCTACCGGGCCGACGAGGTTATCAACTGGAGCCTCAACGACAACGGCGAATTCGATTGGGTGGTTATTCGGACATCCTGCCTCAAGCAGGACAGCGTCCAGTCCTTCGGCTGGAAGAAGGAGACGCGCTGGATTTACTACGACCGGGCGAAATATCAGATCTATGAGCAGCGGGAAGGCGATAATCCTCGTCAGACCGAACTCGTCGAGGAAGGCCCGCATGGATTCGCAGGTATCGGAAAGGTGCCTGTTTTTCAGGTGAAGGTCAGCGATGGGTTATGGCTGACCAACAAGACCGCGTTGTTACAGCTGGAACACTTCAATAAGTCGAACGCGCTTGGATGGGCTCTGACGATGGGCTTATTCGCGACGCCGGTGATTTATTCGGACCGCGAATTCACGCAGGTGACGGGAGAGAGCTATTACGTGCAGCTCGGGCCGCAGGACAGATTCGGATGGACCGAGCCTGAAGGCAGAGTGTTTCAGATCGCGGCGGACAATCTGGACCGTCTGAAAGACGAGATATACAGAGTGTCCTACCTGATGCAGCAGGCCGGGAACAACACCGGACAGCAGCAATCGGGTCTCAGCAAACAATGGGATTTCAGCGTGACGCAGGAGATTCTCGGGGCCTACGGCAACGTTATGAAGGATTCGATGCGCAATGTGATGAATCGAATCGCGGAAGCTCGGCAGGATGGGTTGACGATCGACGTGACGGGACTTGATGAATTCGACATAACGGACTTCGGTACCGAAGCGAACGACGCCAAGAGTCTCCTGAACCTGGGAATCAACTCACCGACGCTGAAAAAGCAGGTCTTCAAGCGCGTTGCGCTGAAGTACCTGAGCGACGCCCGGCAGGAGATCAAGAACCGCATCGCCGACGAAATCGATGCGGAACCTGTAGGCACTCCCGCCGGGAACCAGCAGCCGCCGATCGGTGGCTGAGTAGTGCGAACCAATTAAGGAGGATCAGTTTGGAAGAATCAATAGACGTACAAACGATCGTACAACAGGCGATCGACGAATACATGCGGAAAGACAGCGCCCGGCGCGAACCTGCGTATAAGACGGAACTGCAGGAAGAGAAGCGCCGGCGTGAGCAGCTGGAGAAACGCATGAACGAACTGGTGGAAGAAAACAAGCGCAGCCGCGCGATGGCGGAAGAAGCGCAGAGGAATTCGACGATACGGACGGAGCTGCAGAAGCTGGGCGTGGTCAAAGTGGATCTGGCCTACAAAGCGGTTCAGGACGGCATCGTGAGAACGGACGATGGCCGGCTGATAGCTCGCGGAGACAACGGCGATATGCCTGTCGGCGACTATCTGGCCGGCTTCGTCCAGGAGAATCCGGAGTTCCTGCCCGCGAGGATCTCGGGGGGAACGGGGATGACGGGTTACCAGAAAGCCGCGCCGACGACAAGCAACGGCGCCATCGATATCGACAAGATCAGCCCGTCGATGAGCAAGGAAGATCTGGAGCGGGTCCGGCAGGAGATACTGCGGGTCGCCAACCAGACTCTACGCGGAGTCTAGTACCCGGGGCTGTTCTTTAAACAGACTCGGGATCAGTTCTTGAAAGCCGGCGGTTGCCCGACAGGGTGATGCCGGGTGTAGGGATGCAGCAACGGAAGGGGCCGGAAACGGCCCTTTTTTATTTGCAATCGAAGAAAGAGAGAAGAAGGATAACAATGCCATCTATTACGTCAGCAAATGTCGCGAACGCGATCGTGAAACTGGTAGCCGCGGACGCGCTGCCGGCACTTGTGGGGAACCTCGTACTGGGGAACCTCGTGAACCGCGATTACGAACCGACTCTGGCACAGGCCGGCGACACGGTAAACATTCCGATCGCGCCGCAGCTTGTGGCCAATAACATCGCCGAGGGCGGCGCGGTAACGCCGCAGAATCCGAGCCTGGGAAATGCGCAGATAGTGCTCAATACGCACGCTGAAGCGACCTTCCAGATTCCGGACGTGACCAAGGTTCTGGCGGTGCCGGACCTGCTGAAGGTCTACATGCAGCCGGCGGTCATCGCGATCGCCGAAAAGATCGAGAGCGATCTTATGAACCTGTATGCGGGCTTTACGGCGAATACACCGCTCGGTACGGCGGGAACGCCGATCACCGAAGCCATTCTCGATCAGGCGGAGACTTCGTTGTTCCAGGCCAGAGTGCCCGCGAGCGAGCCGAAGTATCTGGTGGTCGACAGCAACACGTACTCAGCGATGCGTCAGATTCCCCGGTTCAGCGAGTTTCACAACTGCGGGGAAGCGGGTCTGCGCGCGCTGGTGGACGGGACTATCGGGAAGATCAAAGACTTCTTCGTATTCCGTTCGCAGTATGTGCAGAAGACGGGTTCGGCCCCGGTGAATACCCACAACATCGCGTTCTGCAAGGACGCTTTGGGTCTGGTGATTCGCCGTCTGCCGCAGCCCCTGCCGGGCACGGGCGCCATTGCCGAATACGCCGAACTGGGCAACTTCGGTATGCGCGTCACGATGAGCTATCAGCCGAACACGCTCTCGCAGCAGTTCACGGTTGACGTGCTCTACGGCTGCGCCGTTCTGCGCAACAACTTCGCGGTTCAGGTGAACAGCTAGTCGCAAACGCCGGAGGCGCGCGGTTCCGGCCGCGCGCCTCCCCATCGTTACACGGATAAAAAGAGGAAATCATGGATTTACGGTCTTATTACACGAGAATTCGGGAAACCGAGGAAACACTGACCGGCGAGCACATTGTCGTGGTCAGCCTGAAGACTTCCGAAGGTGGCAAGGCGGGCGTGCGAACCGAAGTTACGCGCGGCATCGCGGCCAGACTGATTGCCGAAGGAAGAGCGCGCGTGGCGACGGACGAAGAAGCGGTGGAGTTTTATGAGATGCACCGCGAGTCCAAGGAGCGAATCGACCAGGAGGAGGCCGCACGACGGCTCCAGGTGATGGTGATTCCCGCGAGCGACTTCAAGAAGCCGAGAGAGCGGAACTGACCATGGCACTGTTCGTGGATGGACCCGCCGCGGGAATAGACGATCTTACGAACCAGGATTCCGGGTTGCTGGATGTGGCGCAGACTTGCGGGATCAACGTTTCGACGAAGATCGCGCTGGCGCACGATGAGATTGCGACGGATCTGCAACTGTGGCTGGACCGTCCGCGGCCGTCGATGGATCTGGTGTGGCGGCCGGTGCTGCGGATCGAGCAGGTGGTCGTGACGCTGACGTTGAAGCGCTGGGAGACGATGCAGTCTCTCTCGCTGTTTTATCGCGACGCGTATTTTTCGCAAATGGCCGATCGTTATCAGGCCAAGTGGGACGAATATGCGAAGCTGACGCGAACGACGTACGAGAAATACCTCGCCAGCGGGATGGGACTCGTGAACGACCCCGTTCACGTGGCTCCGGCGCCATTACTGGGCAGCGTCGCGGGGCCGCAGCAGGGCGGCGTTTTCTACGCGAGCATTGCCTGGTTGAATGCGGCCGGCAAGGAAGGCGCGGCGTCGGTGGTATCTTCGATCGCCATTGCCGACGACCATCTGATGACGGTGAGCGCGCCGGGGGCGGCGCCAGCCAACGTTACCGGATTCAATGTTTACGCGGGATCGTCGCTGAGCGCAATGTACCTGCAGAACAACGTGGCGCTGCCGATATCCGGAAGCTTCACTTATGTACCGGGGTTTGTTACGTCGGGCCGCTTGCCAGGCGTGGGGCAGACTCCGGATTTTATGCGTCCGCTGGCCCGGACGCTGCTGAGAGGTTAAACGAAAATGGCGGGAACAACCGGAACACTTACGAATACGGTCGTCGCGATGCTGCAGTCGACCGTGGACGGCGTCAATGTGCGGCTGGGCGCGATTGAACAGAGCGACTCCAGCATCACGGCGGCGGGGATCCGATCGATTATCGCGCTGAACGCGAGTGTCGAGATCAGCGAGAAGACAGGGCATGC